TCTGAATGTCGGGAAGGACGATGTTGTTCTGAACAACGTCCAGCGTCCCGACCAGGGCCGCCGCGGAGGCGATGACACCGGCGAGCCATATCGGCGACAGTCCACCCCCCGGACCGCCGCCGCCCCCACCCCCTGATACGAACATCGGATTCGCCGGCGAGGAGCCACGCGAAGCGAACAGGTCAAAGCCCTTGCCGAGCAGGCTGCCGCCGAGTTTGATGGGGTCGAAGCCGAATAGGAACTTCACGGTCTTATCGGCGACCAGTCCCGAGACGAGCAGGTCGCGGAATGGCTTGGGTAGCCCGTTCCAGAAGCCGGAGATCGATCCTACGACGTTGCCGATCGTCCCCGCCGCGTCGCCAGCGAACTTCGCGGCGTCCTTGAAGAACTGCACGATGTCCGTCCGGTGATCGCGGACGAACGATGTCAGGTGCTTGGCGAGGTCGGTGATCGTCGGCACGAGCGTGAGGCCGATCTGGAGCTCGAGGCCGCCGAGGGCGGTGTTCCAGTCCCGTGTGGCGTTCTTGAGGTCGCCGAGCGCCTTGACGTTATCGCCGGTAAGGGTGAGCCCGAGCGTCTTTGCCTCAACTTCGGCATCGGCGATACCTTGCCTGCCTGCCTTCAGGATCGGGATGAGGTCCTGCCAGGAGCGGCCGTAGATCTTCGACAGCGCCGCGGCCTTCTCGGTGGCCGGGATGGACTTGTTGTTGAAGTAGTCGGCGGTTTGGAGCAGGAGCGCATTCGCGTCTAGGAGTTTCCCGTTGTTGTCGGTCAGGGTGAGCCCGAACTCCTTCTGGAACTTGGCGATGCCATCCTTCCTCGCGGCCAGAAGGCCGACGTTCTTCTCCATGAACCCGACCAGGCGGGTGGCCTTATCCGCCCCGATCCCGAAGTGTTCGAGCGCCGCCGCCATCGAGGACGCGGCCTCTGCGCCGAGCCCGGTGATCGCCGAGAGCTGGCGCACCTCGTCACCGAAGCTCTGCGCCATCGAGATGCCGTGTTCGAGGGCGCCTCCGAGACTCAGCAGGCCGCCGATCCCAGTGAAGACCGCGATCCCTCGCGCCGCACCCTCGAGGCGGCCCTTGAACGTCGAGAGGGCGCTGCCAACTCCGCCAGACAGTCGGCTCGCGAACGTCTCGGCCTTGGTGGTCCCTGAACCAACGGCGGTCCCGAAGGTCCCGAGCCTGCTTTCCGCGGTAGCGATGCCCGAGTTGAAGTTGCCCTCGAGGTTAAGTTGGACGGCGAGCTTGGCGGTCTCGGCGATGGTCACGGCGTCACGGCCGTCGCCGCAGCGAATGCGGCGTCCTCTGCGGCGCGCACGAGCTCAGCGGCGATGTTCTGGCGTGCGCCGATACGCATCTCAGCGGCGAGGGTGAGTGACAGGTTGGCTTCCTTCCAGGTCAGGGGGCCGGGACCGCGGACGGTTGTCCAGCCTTGCTCCGCGGCGAGGATGGCGCGGAGGGCGTCCGGTGCTTCCGCCCAGAGCCGTTCTTGGCTGATGTCAAGTGATCCTGCGGCGTGATGTGCGAGGACCTCGCCCTCGCGGCTTGTAAAGGGCGCATCAGGAGGGGCTGGTACAGGTTGTTCGCTCGCTCGGCGACCTCGTATCCGCCGGCGCGATACGGCAGCCGCCGCAGTGCGTTCTCAGGCGTCACCGGCTCGGGTTGCCCCTTCTCGTCGACCAGCGTCCACGCGATGATCGCGAAGCGCAAGTACAGGCTCGACAGGGCACCGATAGCCAGAGATTCCTCGGTAGCAGTCGAGAGAACATAGGCCGCAGCCATCCCGAGCTCGAGCGGGACCTCGGGCGCGAGGATGACGGTATCGGTCTCGTGTGGCTTGCCCACGCACGAACAGTCGATGGTCACGATGTTGGGTGCTGAGGGACCGGGTGTCGCCGATCCCTCAGCAGGGACGCCCGACACAGCGTCAGTCATGGCTTGATGCTCCTTAGACGGTGGTGGCTTGGGTGTTCACGCACGTGATGCGGAACGGGTAGGTCAGGGTGCCGTCGTAGATCTGGTGTCCGGTGAGGGAGAAGCCCGTGTTCGAGTTGATCGTGGATTCGGCCCTGGTGATCCAGTAGCCGGGGATGCGGACTGACATCGAGTACGGCTGGCCCGAGCCGGCGAAGGGGACTGCCGTGGTGCGGAGCTCGAAGAACCGTTCGGTCGGGCTGGCCCCGATCCACTTGACCGCCTCGGCGACTGCCGCGGCGTCCTTGGTGACGTTGATCATGTACGTGATGACCCGCTCACCACGACCGTAGTTGGCGACGTTGAAGCGGACGCTGTTGCCGTTGGCAAAGCGCTTCACGTCGATGTTGCCCTCGTACTGGATCGAGGCGTCGTACAGCGTGTCGGCGATGACGGTGGTGCCGATCGCGCCCGCGGTGTCGTTGATGTAGAGCGACGTGTCGGCCATGTAGAGCGGAGTCGGCGAGGTATCGACCGCCAGCGCACCCGTGGGCGTCGCGGGGTAGATCGACTTGGCGAAGCGGTAGTTGGCCGACACGCCGATCGGCCCGAGATCCTGCGAGTAGGTGAGCGTCCAGCCGGTGATGATCCCGCCCGCGCCAGCCCATGCGTCGGCGGTCGCATCATCGAACCACTCGCCGGTCACGGTGTCGAAGACATCCTGTGTGGTCGAGGCGGGCTGCCACGCCCACGACTTGCCGGTGCCGCCCACGGTGGACGGCGTGACGTTGCCCTGGATCGACGGACCCATGAGCGCAGGCACGTCGTTGGCGAAGAGCTGTCCGGTGGCGACGCCGGTCACGTCCTCGGCCACGCGGTAGGGCGCGATGGCCTGATCGAGCGTGCCAGTATCTGCGGTCGGGAACGTCCAGTGCGGATCGACGGTCGGTGCGAAAGCCCACGGCATCCGTCGAGTCGCCGCGTGCTGCGTATCGAACGCGCTTTCAAGTCCAAGCTGGAATGCTCGAAGGCGAGTACTACCCGCGAGCGGCGTCAACGGCATGAGCTGTCTCCCGCGGAGTGGGGAGGCCGCGATCTCGTGGGTAACTCCGCATTCCCCACGAGGCGGGTTCTAGTCTAGGTTCTACCCTCCATCACGAACGCTCGGAAGCTCAGGATCTGGCTGTACCAGAACAGGTTCTGGCCTTCCCCAACCGCGCCACTCTCGCCGTCCGTCACGCCGATGGGTTCGACGATGCTGGTCCCGGACGCCATGTGGTAGTTGGCGGTGAGGAAGTCCATGATCGCGTCCACGAGCAGGTCGCCGCGGTTGGAGGTCTCGGTGTTGTCGGCCACGTTGTCGGTGATCTCGACCGTGAAGCCGTCCATCTGCCGCTGCCGCACCCCATTCGTGGTGGCGATCGATTCGGTCAGGTTGCCGACGGTCATCGCGGGCAGGTCGCCCAACGTGAACGATTCGGGCCGGACGCGCCAGATCTTCCGCAGCAGGGTGGGGTTGGCGGCCTTGAACAGGCCCAGCGTTGTGGTGATCCCGGCCCGGACGTTCTGCCGGAAGGTCGTGTTGAGCGTCCAGACCAGGGTTGCGCCGTCGGTGACCGCCCAGGGGGGACTGGACGGCCACGACGGCTCGGTGCCTGCTGATGTGCCTGCGGTCGTGCACCGCCACAGGGGGAGGCCGGTGGTCTCGGTGACGACCGCGCCTGCGAGGTAGGCATGGTTCGGGAGCCATTTGATATCGGTCACGCCGCGGAGTCCCACAAGGTGACGATCGCATTGGCCCCGGTCTTCTGGACGGCCGTTCGAGCTCCGGGCATGAGGAACGGATACGGCTTTGTGCCGGGGTGGTGGACGATCTTGGCGAAGGCATAGCCGACGACGTTGCCCTTGGCCGACGATGGCCTACCCGAGAGTCGGAAGCCCTTGGACGATGACGTGGCCCAGCGGAGCGCGAGCTTCGCCTTGGGCGTGATCATGTGAGGCTTGGTCCCTTCCTCCAGGAACACCGCCCCGAAACCAGCTTCGACTGTCACGGACGTGGACGAGACCGACGCGACGTGGATGCTCCGGCCCGTCGTGCCGGTCTTGCGGTGGACGAGCAGCTTCGCCTCCCGGACCGTGGCGAGGCCGAGCAGCTTCGGCAGGTTCGCCCCGCCGATGGCATGGAGACGCGCCATGAGCTGCTGCTCCCCGACGAGCCTAGCCACCGACGGACCGCCATCGTCCGTTGTCGATCTTGATGAGCACGAGTCGCTTGCCCGCTACCGCGAGGCCCATCGTTCGTTCCTCCGAGAGCCCGAGGAAGTGCAGCGCACGGCAGACTTCGATCCACGCGCGGAAGGCGAACGTCCACGACCGGATCGTCACGGTGATCTCAGCCATGCGCGGTGAGGCTCCGCATCGTCGCGATCATCCGGGCCGGCGCGCAGACGCGGCACAGCCACAAGGCGCGGCCGACGAGCGGCATCTGGACGAGTCGGGCCTTCCGCCCGCATGGGCACCTCATCCCGCGCTGACCACCTGCTGGCCCGCCTGCCAGCTCGTGATGAAGCCCTGCACTGTGGAGGGCATCGAGGCGTAGTTGATGATCCCGCCCTGGGGGGTGACGATCGTCTCGGCGAGGATCGCGGCGGGCTGCTTGGTGAAGAACGAGGCGAGCTGCTTCACCGCGAGGAGCCACGCGAAGGGGTAGGTGCCCGACGCATACCCGCCATCGCCCACAATGATCATGTCGTTCGGCATCGAGGTCCAGGCGTACCCGCCGCCGTAGTTGCCGGGGTAGAACGGGTTGTCTAGGGCGGCGTCCCACCAGTTCGGGTTGGCGAGCCACCAGTGCTCCATGTCGCCCCGGAAGGGCCGGAACTGGAGCGCCGTGAAGATGCCCGTGTTCTGCACGTCCGGCAGCGGCCACACCGCCTGGTTCTGGATGAGGACCGAGCCGTAGGCGGTGATCGAGGTGAAAGTGCGGAAGCCGGGGATGGGCACGATCGCCCGGAGCATCGTGGTCGAGGTGTAGGTCACGGCAGGTCGGTCCACGAACCAGCGCTTCGTCGCCCGCTCGAGCGTCTCCTGCGCGGCGAGAATGTTCGATTCGATCTGGCCGGTTGACAGCGACGAGTTCCCGGTCGGGTTGTCGACCTCGAGCTGGAGGTAGTCGCGGACTTCCGCCGCCGATACGGTCAGGGTCATGCCGCCACCTGCATTCCGAGCTTCGCGTCGATGAGGGCGACGAACTGCTCCGCCGCCTTGGACCAGCGGAAGAGCGCGCCGACGTGGATCGGCCCGAGACTCCCAAGATACCTGCGGGACTTGCGGCTCGTGGCGAGCTGCTCCACCGCGTGGCCGAACAGGTCCTCCCGCACCCCCGCCCAGAAGGACGAATAGATGTTGTCGATGAGCCCTGCGGGTGGAACGAGAATGCCCGCCTTGCCGATGACCTCAGTCACGGACGAGTAGTCCATCCCCACTGCGGGAACGCCGCAGGCCAAGGCTTCCGCGATGCACAGCCCGAAGCCTTCCGCGGCCGGCGAGACATAGATGTCCGAGGCGTTGAGCATCGCACAGAGAAGAGGGCGGTCGACGGGAGCCCCGGCGTCGTGAAGGCCGGTCGAGAGCATCCGGCGCTGGATGTGCACCGGGTATGCGGACTTCTCGATCTCCAAGTCCCCGCCCTGGTAGATCGTCCGGGTGTGGTAGATGAGATCCACTTCTGGGTTGCGATCGAGGACCGGCGCGATCGAGCGGAAGAGCGACTGCCAGCGCTTCCGTGGGACGTTCGCATCGTGACGGAACAGCGCGACCCGCCCCGGCTGCCACAGGGGCCAGGACTTGCCGGTAGACGTGTCGTTCACCTTCAGCATCGCGCCGAGAAAGCGCTTGCAGTCGTCCTTGGAACGCAGCACCACGAAGCCATCGCGGGTGCGGATGGTGATCGGACGGCTTGCACTGACTGGGTAGAAGGCGTCGGTGTCCACCCCGTGGTAGACCACCGCAGGACGGTCGGGGTAGACCGTGGCGATCTGGTCGGCTCCGAACTCGCTCATCGCCACCGGGGTCATCTTCTGCCAGATCCTCGCGTGTCCGGGCTTCAGCCCGATGCCCTCGATCGGAACGTAGTGGAAGGCCGGAAAGCCGTCGGGGATGAACCGAAGGATGTCGCTGAAATCCACCGAGGCGTGGTCGCCGATGATGATCGCCGCCTCCGGTGACCAGCCGTCGATCTCGTGGAACAGCGCGTCCATCCTGCGCAGGATGATCTCAGCTTCCTCTGGTGCCTTGGGCGTGCCGATCCAGCCGTCGGTGGTTCCCAAGGCGATGACGCGGCCCTTGAATGCCTCGGGCAGGTCCTTGGACTGGTTGAGCGACACGAACCGGACATCCACCCCGAGATCGAGCAGGGCCTGTCCAAGATCGATCGTGACCGTGCCGAAGCCCGTGGTTCCGAGATCGCCCAGGACCAGGATGCGGGTCATACGACCACCATCAGCCGGTCATGGAGCTGCGCAAGACGAACCTGCGCGGCCTCGGGGTAGTCGCGGAAGTTCAGGGTCCACGGATACGAGTAGCCCTGCCAGCGGAGATCGGTCACGGGCCGCAGCGTACCGCCCACAAGCGCCTGCCCGTCAGGCACATCGCGACTGACCGTGGAGTTGGCCCCGACGAAGCTCCCGACCCCGACCCGCACCCCGGCGATCACGACGGAGTTCATGCACACCACCGAGCCTTCGTCGACGATGGCGGGGATGTTGACGTGCGAGGGCGGGAGGCGGTTGTCGGTGACGTATGACCCGCCATAGAGCCGAGCGAAGTGCCGCAGCACCCCTTTGGTCATCTCGCAGTCGCCGTGGATGCGCACATAGTCGCCGATCTCTCCTCCACCTTCCAGTCGGGACATCGTACCGATGCGGAGGTTGACCCCGATCTGGTTGCCGGCGCGGATGAGGACGTGGTGACCCGTCTCCAGCCCAGGTCCGATGTCGTTCCCTCCCTCGATGATCGAGTGACTGCGGATGACCGACCCTTCGCCAAGCTTCAGCGGGCCGTGGTCGGAGCCGATGATGCAGAACGGCTCGATCACGACCGAGGGATGGATGGTGGTATCGGGGTGGATGATCGCGGTCGGGTGGATCACGCCAGCACCGCCGAGACCGTCCGGGCGTAGAGGCGATGACCCTCGCCGGTGAGATGTAGCCCGTCTCCGACCAGGAGATCGTCGAGCGGTTCGGCATCGAACGCCGCGCGGGTGTCGATCAGCGCCACCCCCCGCTCTGCGGCCACCCCTCGGAGCAGGGAGTCGTACCAGATCACGTCCTGAGCGTGCTGCTCACTCCTTCGCGATGGAGTCAGGGTGCACAGGTACGGCACAGCCCCGAAGCGCCGGCAGCGGTCGATCATCTCGCCGAGGTTGGCGACGTAGGCCTCGGGGGAAACACGTGGCAGTCCGCGGTCGGTCTCCCAGCGGTTGCAGTCGTTGTGGCCGAACTGGATCACTACGAGCTCGGGCTCGTGCATCTGGACATCGCGCGGGAAGCGCTCGAGGCCCTGCCGCGTCGTCTCGCCTGAGACTCCCCTGACCAGGACCGGACCGGTGTTGAGCATGACCGGCCACGGCACGTCGGGCGGATCGAGGTGCTGGCCCACGGTGATCGAATCGCCGATGCACACGATCATATGGGCACCGTCACGTAGTCGAACACCGGGCGGGGAAGCGTTGGAAGATCGTCCTCCTGCCCGGTCCTCGCCACCACCATCTCACGGTCGTTGCAGAACGCCCGACTGGCGAGGACCTGCTTCTCCGAACGCAGGAGCGTCCGGTGTTCCACGGTGTAGGGCGTGACGAACGCCGCGTGGGGCAGCTTCCGTCTCGTCTCATCGCCAGCCCACGCCCAGACCTTCTGGCCGTTCTGGATACCCGATACCCACCAGTGATGCCGCTCTACCGAGAGCTGAAGCGATGCCCGCCAGACCTGCGGGATCATCTGCGGCCCATCGGCCTGGGCGAGATGCCACTGGCCCGCCGCGAAGTTGCCGCGCTTCCGGTCCTTCGGGGTGATGAACGGCACGTCAACCACATCCGCGGTCGAGTTGTAGAGCTCGTTCCGCACCGCTTCACGGTCGGTCTGGATGATGTGGTCAGCATCGAGGGTGACGATCCACTCCGACCCGACCGCGGCCATCGCCAGGAGAAGCGAGCGCTTCTCGATCTGGCCCGCCCACAGCCGATCCGGGGTAACGACGAGACAGTCGAGGCCGGCCTTGGCGCACGCCGCGCGGATGGCCTTGGCCTGGGCCGGATCACTTGCGATGGTCGCGCCGGGATAGCGGCGGTAGGCCCCATCGAGGGCCACCACCCGATCCGCGATCTTCGCCGCACCTTCGATACAGGCAATGAGATCGGCGGGTCGTTCGTTCCACCAGCACAGCGCGGCAGTGACGATCATCGTCCGGTGCGCCTTGACGGGTTCCGGGACGTGTCGGTAGGAACTGCCGCCGAAGCTGATCTCATCCAACGAGCTCATACCACCACGTCCTGCTGAACGGCTTGGCAGGGTCGGGCACGTAGCCGATGCGGTCCGCGATGAACGACCGAACAGGCTCGCGCTGCGCCCATGAGACCAGCGGAGCGGGGAAGCCCATCTTGTCGGTGCGGTCGATGATCGCGTCGGGCACGATCCCCCGGACTCTGTTTCGGAGATGGCGCTTGCCGATCCGCTCGGTGATCGGCAGCGACAGGCCGTACTCCACGATGGCGTCGTCCGTGAACGGCGCTCGCGCTTCGATCCCGAACGCACCAGTCATCGCATCGTCCACTGCCAGGAGGTCGGGCAGGCGGGCGTAGTCGTAGGCCAGGGCTGCTTCGAGATCGTCCACCGGGTAGTCAGCCGGAGGACGGTAGTGCTCGTAGCCTGCCGGCAGGGGTTCACCAGCCGCCAGGAGCGTCCGGGCGTAGCCGCCGAACAGCTCGTCGGACCCTTCGCCCGACAGGGCGATCCCGATGCCCTGACTCGCGAGGTACTTCGCGACCATGTACTGGCCGAATGTCCCCATGCCCTGGACGGGAGGCTTGATGAAGCCCCGGCAGGCGTCAAAGTGCTCGACGAAGTCCTCGGGCGTGATCCGGATCTCGTGGTGCTCCCGGTGCGCCACGAGTCGGGCGTAATGACGCTCGTCGAAGCCGGGTTCGTCGTAGTAGCCGGTGAAGGTCGGGAGGTACTGCGGGGAAAGGCACGCCACCGTCGAGGAATCCAAGCCTCCTGAGAGCACGATGCCCGTCGCGGGGCCGATCCGCGAGGTGACGGCATCCCGGAGGAGGCCGACGAGATCCGTGGCGACGAGGGTCATCGGGTCGCTCCTGAAAGATGGGTATACGTTTCCGTCACCGGATGATCCCGGTACCACGCGATCGTCTCGCGGATGCCGATGGTCAGAGGAGTGGTGGCGATCCAGCCGAAGTCCTCGAAGGTCCGGGCTGGGTCCAGGAGCAGCGTCGCCACGTCATCCGCCCCGCGTTTGCGCTGCACCGCTGGCAGGTCGGAGCCCATCGCTGCCGCCACCTCCACGTACAGCTCAGCGATCGAGACATCCCTACCGGAGGATGCGTGGTAGACGCCCTGTCCCTCCGTGCCAGCGGCCAGCGCGAGGCGGATGAGGTCGTCGATGTAGACGAAGTCGCGGCGGCTATCCACCACGATGCTCTGCGTTCCCTCGGCGATGTTCTTGGCGAAGGTGGGCACGGGTCCTGACAGGTTCCGGGGTCCATACATATTCGCGAGGCGCAGGCTCACGTAGTCCAGACCAGATCCCCGGATATACGACTCGCCCGCGGTCTTGCTGATCGCGTAGGAGCCGCGAGGGTCCAGGGGCGCGTCGAGCGACACCATCCCTCGAGCAGGGCCGTAGCAGAGCGAGGTCTGGAAGTAGACGATCCTCGCACCGGTTCGGAGGACGTTGATGGTCCCGGTCACGTTCGTCGAAGCGTCCCGCTCCCACGCCTCGCGGTCCTTGTACGACGCGGCGCAGTGGTAGACGAGATCGTAGCCCGATCCCGGGTCGTCGAACCGGATATCGCCGGTGGTGAAGTCCACCCCATCGGGGATGTTCGCGATCCGCCCGGTTGAGAGGTTGTCGATCCCCGAGACCTCGTGGTCCTTCACGAGCGCGTCGGCCAGGTGACTGCCGATGAAGCCCGCCACCCCCGTGATGAGGATCTTCACGCGCTGGCCCCGATCTTCACGTACAGCTCCGTCGAGGCGGGTGCGACATCGCTCATCTTGGAGTGGATGAGGTAGGCCGAACGAGGTGCCTTCGGGAGAAGAGCTGTTCCTCGCAACGACGATTCGCCCATCCCGCCGAGCATCACCAGCTCGTGCACCGGGCGATACCAAGACGCTTCGGCCGTTCGGAACAGGCGGCAGTGCCAGTGCTCCTCCCACTCCGGGCCTTGCACGCCGTCCTCGAAGTTCTTGGTGAAGAACAGGTATCCCCGAGGAGCCGGGTAGCGGGCGTTCTGCCACGTCACGTCGGTCCACTCCGACGCATCGATCATCGCCACGAAGTCCAGCATCGCTCGAGAGGGCAGTTCGTCAGGATCGACGATGAGCGTCCAGTCCCCGGTGCAGTGGGGGAGGGCGGCATTGCGTCCCGCCGAGAAGTCATCGACCCACCGGAAGGGGACAACGACCGTTCCCTTCCAGTGGGCGATGGCGTTGGAGGTCTCCGCCGCCGTCCGGTCATCGACCACGAACACGAACTGTGTCACGACCGGGCGCAGGTACTCGACGAGCGAGACCAGCCGGTCCAACGGTGGATCCTTGACCAGGAAGGCGGCGGAGACGGTCACGGAATGAGCCCGGTGATGAGCTGGAACGCGCCCACCGCCACGGCGGTATCTGCGTTCACGCCGAATTCGACCTCGCCGCGGAAGCCAATCGTGTTCTTGTCGAACCGATCGCCGGCCACGTCCGAGCTATCGACCCGGAACTCCATGCCCCGGTAGAACTTCAGCGCCTTCCACTCGCCGACGATGGCGATCTTGGCCGCCGCGTTGGAGGTCAGGTTGGCATCGAAGAAGACCGGCACGCCCCTCCAGCGGAGCGCGTTGTCGGTGCCGATGGAGAACCCGGCCCCGAGGAGGTCGGACATCCAGAAGCCCGCCGAATCGCTGCCCTGACTGAACAGCGTCCAGTAAGTGACGGCGTCGAGGACGGCCGCCGAGGGATAGCGGGATCGGGTCGCCAGCGTCCCGAAGGCCGAGGCGAGTCCGGCCGCTGCCGAGCCGGCCACGGTCGAAGCCGAGCCGGTGAAAGCGGTCGTGTAGACGTTGCCGAGGAGGGACGTATAGACGCCCTTGGTCGGGTCGTTGACGCCCGGCGTCGCGGAGCCCGTGCCCGGACCGGCGATGACGGCCTTGTTCTCCGCCAGAGCCGCCGACTTGGTCAGCTCGTCGAGGACATCCTGCTCGGCGGCACCCGCACTGAAGCGCGCGTACTGCTTGCCGATGTCGTAGATCTTGGCGAAGGTGCCGAGGGTCGCGGTGTACGAGCCGTAGGCCTCGTCCACGTTGGTCTTGGTTGCGCCCCAATTCTGGGCCGTCATCGCGGCCGGAGCGCCGGTGCGGTACGGCTGGTCGATGCCCCGGATCATCACGCCCGGAATGACCGTCACGAGCGGGTTTGCCCCGGTGTAGACCGCGACCTGCGTGTTGGGCTTCTCCAGGGTCGCCACGAGGTTGTTGGGGAGGACGTAGCCGCCCGTCGCGCCCGTGGTGCCGAGGGTCGCCTTGCCTTCCGGCGCAGCGAGGTAGTAGAGGCCCATCTGCGTCAACGACGCCTTGCCGAGGGTGAACTCGTCGGGGTTGCCGTGGACGTTCATGATCGCCGTGAGCAGCTTGCCGGCTTCGTAGTTGGCACCGAGGGTCGCCTTCAGCGCGGGACTCGCGTCCTGCTGGAAGCGGACCTTCGTGGCCTCGTCGAGGGCCGGTCCCCCGCCGATCATGGCCGCGAGCGAGGGTGAACGGACATCGAGCAGGGCCGCCTTGACGGCTTCCGCTGCGATGACCTTGAACTCGTCGCGAAGCTTGCGATTGTCGAGGTCAGCCTTGGCCTCGGTTGTCGCGGTCGCAGCCTTCGCCTGGTCAGCCGACGCATCGACGGCTGCCGCGTAGCGGCCACCATCCTGCGCCGTGCCACCGGGCGCGCTCTCGACGCGCGTCTCGGAGAGGCGGTTCAGCGCCGCGGTGAACTCCGCGAGCTGTTCCGCTGAGATTTCAGACACTTCCTTACCCTTTCGGTGACGCCTAAGCGAGCCCGAGACGGCGCAGTGCCGCTAGGATGCCCGCCGTGGCGAGATCGCTTGCCTGGATAGACAGACGGCCCACTGTCGCCGCGTCGCTCGCCGTCCCGTCGAGGTAGGTATCAGCCGCCTCGTCGAGAAAGGTCGGACGAAGGTCCGGTGCGCTCTGCTCGAGGCCCGTCAGGAACGCCTTGATGGCGTCTGCCGGGATCTCGTCGAAGTTGGGGTCGGTCAGTGCTGCCTTGAGGGCGGGCATGACCGCGTAGGTGTTCTGCGGTGAGGTACTGATGGTGTTGAAGCGGATAGGCCAGACATCGATCCGGCCCGCGTCGCCTTTGACGATGCCTGCCTTGATCGGTTGGGTGGAGGCGTACATCGGGACCTGACGGCGCTCGAGCAGGGCAACGAGTCTCCTTCTGTTCTCGCCCGCGTTGGCCCAGAAGTCCGCCCACAACCCGTCGTCCTCGGGATCCTCGTCCATGACGATATGCCCGACGATCGCGCCGTTGGCCTTCACCTTCGATGGGGCGGGATCGGAGTTCGAGGCCGGGGCGAAAGTGGCGTGGTGCCAGTCGGTGAGGCGTTCCCGGCTCGCCCGGAGGGATGGGTACGGGCCGTAGAAGTCGGTCGCCGGACCATCCGCGTCCTCGGGGTGGAAGTATTCCCCGTCGAGGTCGCGCCCCTTGAGGTCGGTGTATCCGAACCGCGCAGGATCAGCGGGGCCGTAGAACGGCGCGACCAGGATGCGCCGGCTGATCTTGCCCGCCAGCCAGCGATCGAGCCTGCCGGTGTCCATCGGCTCGGCCTTGAGCTCCGCGGCCTTGCCGTCACGGGTGCCTTCTGCCATGCCTACATCTCTCCGATCACTGGTACAAAATCGAGTGTCCCGTTGGGATGATCTTCGATCTGGTCGGCCTCCTCGATTGAGAAGATCTGACCGTCACGTTCGGCGCACTCGGGGTCGCCATCTCCATCGATGGCTTGGACTTCAGTGACCCCGGCATCGCTGTACGACGCGAGCGCGGCCGCATTGAACGAATCCATGAGCTCGGTTCGGGCGATCATCTCCGCGCGGTAGTCGAGATCCCCGATGAGGCCGCCTTGGCGTCCGATGAGCGAGGTCAGGTCTGACCCGTTCTCGATGGCGTCGGCGATGTCCAAGAGGCTCACGTCCTGCTCGATCGCCGTGGCGAGGATGGACGCGATCTCATCCCTGGTCGTCTGGTTGATGTTCGTCACCCTCGCAGCTCCACGTGTCAGGACGCGATCCACCGCATCGACGGGCAGGGCCTTCACCGGAGGAAGGGTGTCGGAGACCTGACGGGAGACGGACGTCGCCATGCCCGCCATCGCCCCTGCCAGGGCTCCCGTCAGCGCCCGGTCCCAGCGCTTGGCATCGAACCAGACCGAGGTATCGCGAGGCTTGCGGGCGATCTGCGCGGCGTGGGCGCGGATGCGTTGCGCGATGTCCGCCCGCTGCTCGTGGAGGATCGTCGCCACTGCGGTCTTGATCCGGGGGGTCTGGTGGGTGGCGATCTGGTCGCGCAGGGCGATGAGCGATTGGCGCAGCGGCCCGACGCGGGGATGGATGCGCGCCTTGCCCTGCGTCGTCTCGCCGGATGCATTCAGCGCTGCGTCGGAGGGCTGCGTCGTGCTCATGCCCGTGGGTGCAGGCTCGGCGGCGATCTGCGCTGGGGTTCCCTCATCGGGGGCGTAGGACGACATGACCATCGTCGCCGGTCGCCACACTTCGTCGTCGAGGAGTTGGCCTTGGGCGTTGAGCGCCGCCGGACCGAACGGATCGAGGCCGATCAGTGCTCTTCGTTCGCGTTCGCGCATCCCGATCGAGATCGACTTCCCGAGCAGGTCGTAGCGCGGGCTGTCGTCGTCGAACTCCGGCTCTTCGAGGACCAGTTCGGGCGTCCAGCCGAGCCGCTTCTGCCACTTCGAGAGCACGCTGTCCTGGAGGCCCTCCTGCAACGTAACCAGCCGATCGTGGACCGGCCCCTGCCACAGCGCGGCCTCGTCGTACTTGCGGCTCTCGCCGGAGTTCAGGCCTGCTGCTCCGCTGACTCCGACCAGCGTGCCGGGGATGTTCCACGCCACGAACAGGTCGTCGCGCATGAGCTTCATCAGGTCCACGATCGCCAGTTGCTCCGGGGTCATCGTGGTGTGCAGGAAGTCCACGGGCGCGGCGATGAGCTGGAGCCGCTTCGCCGCATCGGGCTGCTCGGTGATGGTCCGCCAGTCACGCTCGAGCTGGAGCATCTGGTCCGGGCCCAAGGTTCCCGTCTTCGGGCTGACGAAGCCGGACAGCCTGCCGCCCGCCGCGAGTACCGACGCGAGGTGCTTATCGAGCGAGGTCGAGAGCTGCGCCATCAAGAGGGCAGATTCCACGAGGCCCGGACCGAAGTGCCCGCTATCGGGCGGTTCGAGCATGAAGTGCACGATCTGTTCAAGCGACACGCTGATGCCGGGGTTCTGCGCGGTCTTGTCGATGAACCAGCCGATGAGGTTGCCGTTCGCGTCCTCATCCGGGGTCAGCCGGTCAGGGCGGAGGTAGGCGAGGGCCTTCGGCGTCCCGGCGTAGGCCTCGGGCTGGTCCTGGAGGAAGAACGAGTTCCCGGCCAGTCCGAGATGACGGGAGTACAGCCGGAACAGCGAGGACCGGCTGAGGGGCTGTCCCACCCCGAGCAGGGCCTGCGGCTTATCGAGCAGCGCCCACGCCGCCACCGCCTCCTGGTCCGGGTAGGTCGCCTCGATCTCCACCCCCTCGGGGTCGTTGAGGTCTACGTCGATCGTCGCCACCTTGGAGCCGATGAGCCGCTCGGCGGTTCGGATCCACGGCACGCTCATGCCCATCTGGTAGGCCGTCCGCATCTTGGAGTGCGGGTCCTTGCCGAGATAGCTGAACAGCGGGTACTCGGTGAGCAGGACGCCGGCACCGGAGCCGATCGGGCCGGCCTTCAGCGGCTCGGCGGGACGGGGGGCGATGTAGATGCTCAATGGACGACCCACGTGGTAGGTGGTACGTTGTACGTTGGAGGTGCGACATGGCCGTCAAACGACGGACGATCTGGCTTTCGGACGTGACGTGGGGAATGGCGAAGCGCCAAGCCGAAGTCGCCGGACTGAACATCAGCGAGCTGCTCGGCGCGATGCTGACGGAGAACGTCTTTGAACTCCAGGAGCGCGCCAAGCGACCCGAGGTCGCGCTCGCGCAGGACATCGCGGAGTCGGTGCTCTACGCGGAGACGCGGCCCGCCCTGCAACCAGCGCATATTCCGGCGCTGATGCGTGATCCGGTTCGCGATGCCAACCGCGAATACCGTCCAGCTCCGAAGCCCGGAAAGGGGAAGTAGATGTTCGACCGGATTCGTCGAGCCCTCGCGGGGCCGCATCGACACACTTGGACCCAACTCGACTTCAACTACGGCGATCTGCCGTGCCGCTGGTGCCCGTCCTGCTACGCGACCGAAATGGTCTTCGACGGTAGCTGGGTCGATGTCGGCACCCGCGACCCGGATGAGTTGGCCCGATCGCGGCAGCTCTTCAGCGACCAAGGTTGGCTCACTCCGCCGTTGGCGTGGCCGAAGGGTGCGCGCTGGGAGTAGCCTCACTTCTCCACCGCCCGTCGATCCGCGATGACCGCAGACGCCACGAAGTAGCCCGCTGCCACGAACAGGGCGAGGCCTGCTCCGACGGGTCCGAAGATCGTTGCCCCGAGCATCGCGGCACCCGTTACCGAGAGGGTGAACGCTACGTCGAGGGCGTGTTGGGCGGCGATCACGCCACGCCTCCCGCGCGCTGTCCGGCGAGCTGCGCCCACGGGTTGTCTTCCATCGTCGGATCGAGCGAAACGACGGCGTACCTAAGAGCGTCGCTTGCATCGTCGTTGATCTCGATCGGCTTCTCCGCGAACCCTCCGGCTCGTGTCGTGGCCCAGGTGTAGCCGGGGATCTCGCCAAGGAGTCCGCGACACGATGGGCTGACGGTCATGCCGTGCGCGATGGCCTTGGACACGGCGGCGATGCCTGGAGACACGTCATTCCGGGCCGGTTCCATCGGCAGCCCCGCAGCGCGGCACTGCGCGATGTACGCGGGCTCGGAGGGGTCGGCGAAGAACGTCTTGATGCCGTGCGTCTCCCGCACGAACTGGAGCGCCGGGATGATGCGGTCGATGGTCACGCCTCGCTCGTACACCTCGTCGATGACCGCGAGCCTACCAGCCCCGGATTGCCCCACGACCTCACAGGCGAAGGCGTGGACGAAACCCCAGTCCACCCCTGCCACGACCTGCTTCCACGGCCCCTGCACGGTGATGATCTGCTCGTCGGGGAGCTGCCAGATCTGACCCTCTGCCCCGACCCACTCTCCCAGGATGTAGCGGCGCTTGAAGTAGTCGGTAACCCCACCACGGGCTTCGGTGAGGTAGTCCGCAGGGAGAGAGGGGTTATCGAACGTCGAGGCGTGGAGGTATTCCCGCTCAGGCGTCGAGGGGGTGAAGCGCTGCTTCAACCAGTGCTTCGGGCTTGCGGGGTTCGTGGCGGCGGTGATCTGGTGCCACGTGATCCCCGGCCACGACAGCCGGCCTTTCACCATGATCCAGTCCGCCTCGGAGCACTCCGCAGCTTCATCCACGAACGCCCAGCCGAGCTCCACCGATCCTACCTTCGAAGGAAGCCCGGTGATCGGGTCCGGGTCGAGGCCGAACAGCCAGATGCGGGAGCCGTTCGCCAGCTCGTACCACCGCTCCGTCCTGTTACTTCGGACGATCTCGCCACGCGGGATCACGTCGTGGAGCAGGGTTCGCTCCGTCGACGCTGCGAGGGACGCGGCGGTCTTTCGGAAGATGCCGATGGGGATGCCCGGATAGCGCTTGGCGAGGCTGTATGCCTTCTCGCAGCCGATCCGGCTCTTGCCGGCGCGGAACGCCCCGGAGTACAGGACTTCGGGTGCCTCGGAGCGCATGAACCGGCGCTGCTGCTGGTTGACGAAGGTCGGGCCGAGCTTCTGGCGCAGGGCTTCGAGGACCGGAGTGGGAGCAGCCTCAATCGACAGCATCGGGGACCTTGCGGCTCGCCAGCCAACGGTCGATGTCGTCGGCGAGCGCGTCCATCGCGTCGGGTGACAGGGTGTCGGTGATGTCACGCTTCTCCACCCGTTCGGTGGCGTGGCCGGACAGGAGTTGGCTCTTGTCGATCGCCACGCCCAGCAGGACCGTCAGATCGCGGGCCTCCATCGTCGGGATCAGCGCCTCGAGCCGGTCCTGGGCGAGTTGCGCCAGCACCCGGAAGCCCTCCGCCATCTCCTCGCGGGTTTTCTGCCGAAGGGTGACGAACTCCGGTCGCTCCAGCCAATAGGCGATCGTCGTCCGCGGGATGCCGGTCTTCTCCGCCGCAGCCATCGTCGAGGACAGCTCAGCCGTCACAACTGCAGCGGCCTTCTGCTTGCGGGTGTACGACCGTCGCTTCCCCACCACGCGGAGCTCTGTCACCAGCGCGCCTCGATCACGACGGGGATGTCTCGACCGTTGGTGGAGGTCATCCCTCTGCGATCTCCCGGAGTCGGAAGCAGCTCTCACACGACTTGCCGACCGGGAGGCCCGGTGCGGTCTTGGCGTTGGCGGGTGCCCATCGTCCGCACAGGGTATGGATCAGCCCACCGCGCGAGACGAGCCCTGAGGTCAGATGCCACGAGCGGACCAGGACCCAGGACTTCATCCGTCAACGGGTCCCGGTGCCACGGTGGCGGTTGCCGGAGGCCCGGAGGTCACGGTCGCCGTGGGCTGCGCGGCCTGGATGCGGAGCACCTGACCAGTAGCCGAAGCTCCACCAGCGTCCCGGAAGACATAGCCGAGGACAGCGCCGACGGCGAGCCATGCCTGACCCGCATCGCCCCGAGCATCGAAGATCAGGACGAACGCACCGATCAGGATGAGCACCGCGACGATGTACGTGAACAGCGTTCGGAGCGTGTCCTGCGTCATCAGTGACCTCCAAAGATCGACGGTCCGCCGAAGAACCAGAGGACTCCAGCCGCGAGGCCGAGCAGGGCTGCGCCGGCGACCAGTGCGTTACCGAGCGTGGTGAGGAACGGCGCGCCGCTCTCCGCGAGCAGGGGGCCGACGAGCTTCGCCAGTACCCACCAGACGAGCGCCGCGATGATGACCGCGATGATGATGTGCTCGATCATTCAGTCCTCCTTGTCGTGGTCGGGGTGCGACCAGCCTTCGCCGTTGGGGAGCTCGACCCAGCGAGCGTCCTGCTTCAGCTGCCCTGGTGCCTGATGCGCCGGGTCGTCGATGTTGTCGTCGCGGGTCTGCGCGTCGGCAACAGGATCGCCGCCCGGAGGCGGGTTGTGCTTCGCGTCCTGTTCGAGCGCCTTGATCGCTTGGCGGGCTTGGTTCTGCTCGGGCGTTGGCATCATGCCCCCTTCAGCGCGGAGCCGGTGACGTAGCCGATGGCCCCGGCGGCGTTCTTGATCTGCGCCCAGCCGTTGCCCTTATGCGCGGCGTTGACGTACCAGCTTGTCCCGGCGAGGGTTCGGATGACGTTCTCGGATGAGCCGGGGGTGATCCCGCCGACCTTCTTCGATGTGGCGTTCGGGCTGGCGTAGACCGGGTTCGTCCCTCGCGAGATACGGGTCACGCCTTCGAGATCAGCCGAGTACCAGACGTGACATGCGCCCGGTCGAGCGGAGGCCTGCGCTGCGGCCAGGGCGAGACTCAGCGGCCACCACCGGAAGTCGAGGTGCGTGCCGGGATCACCGACGAGGACCTGCGCCTGACTGTGGTGGACGCCTGCGGCATCGGTCCAGGAGTAGATGCGGTAGTCGTACAGGCCGATGTTGTGCCGGCCGACGCACGTCCCGGTGTGGAACGGGGTGTTGATGGTGACTGAGCAGAGGATCGAGATATGCACCGTTCGAGGGGCTTTCAGCAGATCGACGAGGTTGCCGATCGGCATGAAGTACAGCCGGGTGACGTGGATCTCGTTGCCTGTTGCCTTCGGTGCGAGGGCCACTATCTGGTCGTAGGTCAAACCCCCGGAGGTATCGCCGGAGAGCTTGCGAAGGGTCGAGGCCGGGACGCGCCAGTAGCCGAGCGAGGCGGTGTCCATCTCGGTCGTAAGGTTGGCGAGGGTGCAGTTCTCATAGGCGAAGGTCGAGCCGTCGAGCTGGTGATACAGCGCCCCGACGTAGTGCGCCCACGGCTGACCTGAGCTCGGGAAGGTCATCGCTCCACCTTCAGTTCGTGGCGCACCAGATCGCGCAGGATCACCGCGCCCTTGGCGACCTCTTCCGCGTCGGCGATCTTGCCCTGCCGGACCAGTTCCTGAGCCGCGTCGAAGTGTCGTTCGACCGCCTTGGCGTACTGCTCCGCTGCGGCGTACTCCACCGAGGGGCGGTGCATGATCTCTAGGACGGTCACGGCTGCGCCTCGGCGTTCCGGTCGCGCTGCGACTGCTCGCCCTGCGCCACGCCTTCCGCCCGAGCGAGGTTCACGGCGTTCACGCTCTCCCGGTCCTTGCCGGCGAGGAGTTCCGAGAGTCGCCCGTCGATCTGCTTGCCGAGGCTGTAGAGCTTGCCATCGACCTGGATGACGCCGTCGTTGGACTTGTCGGCGGCCTTCCGGGCCTGCCGAGCCGACCATGCGGCGTAGATCGCTGCGACTGCGGCGATGATGGTGCCTGCGATGCTGACGAGTTGTTCAACGGTCATGGGCCAGCGTGGATGCCGAGGATGGATCGGATGGCAGGGGCGTAGATGTTGCCGACGGTCAGGATCGCCGAGAGGACCGCGACGGCTCCTGCGATCCACGCCTTGAAGACTCGCCGGTCGTTGCGGACTTCGCTGCGAAAGTGATCGAGCTCGATGATAAGCCCTTGGCGTGGGTCATTGATGCTCCGGGTCAGGTCGCGCACGGCACTAGCCGTCTCGCTGTCGCGCTCTTCCAGGCGACGATGCGTCAAGTCCGCCTCGATGTCGCGCCGCTCGATGGCATCAACGCGCTTCGTAAGCGTCTCGAACCCGGCTGCGAGTGCATCGAACCCAGCGTCAGCGATCCGTCGGCGCGGTGGCTGAGGAGTCACGGCGCGGGGCGGCATCTCCGCGATGCTATCGCACCGCGTCAACCACCCGCTAGCCCGTTTCCTCGAGCTGGATTGGGTCGGTCATCTCGCGTGGTAAGTAGCGCAGGACTTCCCGTTCGCAGAGGGTGAGCTCCATCCCAAATCTGAGGTAGCCCCACCATCCCGGAATGAGGCGGTTCCCTGACGACTCCGGGACTCCGCAGATCGCGCACCTCGGAACGCGGTCGCCGTGCGCCGGATCGCCGAAGTCCTCGGCGGTGCTGATGCTCACCGAACCGATACCGCCAAGATGCCGCGAGACAGGGGCGCGAGTCGGGCGAAGGCTTGCGCCGAGAGGTCGATCAGCCGGTGCGGACAGGCGCACCAGTCGTCCAGGATGACGCGGATGCACGTTGCGGCGCAGACCGTGACGCTCTGACCGCGCCAGTGACCGAGGAACGCCCGGAGTCGTGGGCCGGCTGCGGCGTACATCCCGACTCGACCTGTCCCGAACCAGGACGCAATCCCCGACACGGAACCCTTGGCCGTCAGGTCCAAGGTAGGCGACGGACTGGGCACAGCCGTCACCGTCGGGGAGGATGGAGCGCCAGAAGGTCGTCGCAAGGCTTCTCTTGCAGGAGACGGTGCCTCGCTCGCTACTGGCACTCCGCTCAGCCGTCCGGGGTCCGGCTCGCCTGCCCCCACGGGTGCGGTCGGGATTGCCGGTGCGGCAGACCGCAACGTCAGCGCTGCGACGAGTGCCAGGGCCTTCACCGCTCGGTGATCTCGACGCGCTTCTTGCGGCGGTGGATGTTGAAGTGGCGGTCATGCGTCCCGTCTCCGCCGGAGTACCACGCGAACCAGTACGCGTCGTGATCGAGCTGCTCCAGGTGGAAGATGCATCGCGCACCGGCGTAGATCAGCACTTCGTCGATCGTCCCGTCCTCATTAGGGCGAGTCACGAAGGTGACCGACAACGGGTTGAACGATGGCGCAGGGTCACTCTCAAAGTCAGACGAGCCGAACAGCGACGAAAACGAGAGCTTCACGGTACCGGCTCCTCGGGTGATGGGATGGCCGGGACCGGAGACTCCCTGAGAGCGGCGTCGATGATGGCGAGGAGTTCGGCGCGGTCGAAGTCCGCAAAGCATTGCGTCTCCGGGTGTTGGCGCACATGCCCCGACGCGAGATCGTCGGGGAAGCCTTCGGCGTACTGACTGTGACGGCGGCGGATCGCCCGCATCGCGATGTCATACCGTTCGACGATGGCCCGCAGTCCCGGCGTCTCGGTCGGAGACTCGGCTGGTTGCGGCGACTCATCGAAGGGTGGGCCGTCGCCCGGTTCGTGGCGGTCGATCCAGCCGTGGACGAACGCTCGCTGGATGCTCCACGGCTGCGCCGAGAACCAGTAGGCGAACGCTCGCGCCGGGTCCTTCGGGGGTTCCGGTGATACCGACTCCCCGAGAGCGGCGCGGAGAGCGCGCTCGGCTTCGTCCAAGTCCCGGCCCAGTTGGTCCACCCACGAGTCGTCCGTGGACAGACGCCCACCCATCAAGGCATCGCGGGCTTCGAGGAACGCGACGATCTTCTGCCGCAGTCCCGGCGTCTCGGTCGGAGACTCGGCGTAGTGCGGGTCGGGGCACTCGCATCCCGGCATCCGCTCGCGGCCTTCATTGCGGTAGTTCTCGCGTGGGTCCTGATCCAGTACGTCCTCGATGCCGCTCATGCTCGCTCCTTCGGCTTCTCGGGTTCCGGTGATACCGACTCCCCGAGAGCAATCGCGGCGATGCGTTCAGGGTCGTTCGTCCATTCGTTCGAAGCCGTGTCCCACGCATACGCGCCTGGTGGCGGTGATACCGACTCCCCGAACGGGTCGCGTTCGTAGCGGTGCAGGCCGCGATGCCCGGTGGCCCTGACACAGACCCACGGAGTGTCGTCCGAGCGCCGATGGCCGCAGGCCGGGGGTGATACCGACTCCCCGAGAGCGGCGAGTCGAGAGAGCGCCGTTGCGGAACAGGCCGGAGCATGGAGCCAGCCTTCGTGCGGCTCGGACTCCGACACGCACCAGCAGGGCGTCCCATCGGGCATGTACCGCTTCGGAGGACCGGCCTCGGTGTAGGCGCGCCGGATCGCCGGGTCGTCCCACATGACGCGAACCTCGTAGCCCTGCGGTGATACCGCCTCCCCGAGAGCGGCACGGGCGGCGTCGACCAGAGCGATGTCCAGATCGAACGGGCTGGTGATGCCCTTCGCCTCGCAGGCCCGCAGCAATGCCTCGCCTTGGGCGTCGAGCATGCGGGCATGTACCGGCGGGCGACAATCGCACCACTCGTCCGCTTGGTGCGATCCTGCAACGAACCGGGTGGTCGGGTGCGCCATCATCTCGTCCTCGACTGCGACCACCGAGCGGAGCATCTGAGCTTTCTTCGCCGGGTCGTTGCCCGCAAGGAATACGAGCCGCCTACCGGCTTCCGTCAGCGGTGCCGAGCGCGGCCTGCCTTCATCGCGTATGTCGCTCATGGGTCAACCACTCCGAGAGCAGCGCGAAGGGAGTCAATCGCCGCCGCGACAATCGGATCGTCCGTCACCGACGATAAGGCGAGGCCGTCTGCCACGTTCTTCGCCGCCGCCCGCAGTCCCGGCGTCTCGGCTTCCGGTGATAGAGCAGGGGCAGGGGCGTCCAACGTGGGAGGAACGGCGTGCGCGACGATGGCCCGGTAGTCGTCGGTCACGTCGTACTTCGTCTGTGCCTCGATGTTGCCGTCGCGTTCGCGGTACTTCGTGACGACGTAGACGCGCCCGGTCAGCCCACTTTGGAGCAGTCGCGGCTTCATCGCTCGTCTTCGTCGCGGAGATCGGGAGCAGGGGCAGGGAGGGAAGCGGCGAGCAGCGGCGCGATGGCCGACCACTCCCGCTTGTTCAGCCGCCGACCGATCGCGGCCTCGATCTGGGCGCGTCCGTCGCCCGGCGTCCACGAGTGCGAGCCGTCGTCGTTGTGGCCGATCGTTCCGACGCCGAGCAGTTCCGTGCCGCACGTCGGGCAGACGGCACGCGGCCCTTCGACCGGCGTCAGCGGTTCCGATGCGGGCTCCCCGGACTCGATCAGCGCCCCGGAACGGAGAGTGGCCCGGACAAACTTGATGGCCACTGCGAGGAACCGGGCGTCGGCCTCGGATAGCGTGCCGGTTCCGAGCCCGCTCTCGCCGGAGTCCTTGCCGAACGAGACGTAGGCGTAGTTGATCTTGTCCGCGGGCGGGAAGATCGAGCGCCGAGCCGTCCACGGTCCGGGTGTCGCCTTCGCTTCGAGGTCGCGCAGGCGTTGGAGGTCGTTCATTCTGTCGGTCCCGGTGGGGTGGCGGCGAGAGGCTTGCCCTCGTAGATCGACACCATCCCCGGAGCGATCCGGTTCAGCCGCTCGATGAAGCCGCCGAGCGACTCACTCGTGGCGAAGTGGCCGTGGCCGAGCGGCATCCCGGTCCGGCTGTCGAGAGGCACGTCGGGCTCGCCCTTGCCGAAGCGGATGCGAGTCGTCACGCCTCCGGGCGACTGGACGTAGATGTCGCGATCGCCAATCAGATCGACCATCGCTCGGAGGTCTGTCGGCTCCGGTACTGCGGAGGCTTCAGGTTCCGGTGATAGAGCAGGGGCAGGGAGGGAAGCGGGGTAGCCGTGTCGTTCGATGCGGTTATGCGTGCAGCCGAGGCCGTCGAACCGGGCGCACATCTGGCCCGCGCAATACGGGCAGTCCGGGCCGGGGTTTAGGTCGTCTTGCTGCCAATCGCACGTCCACGCGATCAGGGCGAGCACACGGTCAAGTGCGTGCCTCCAGCCGATCAGTTCGCTTGAAGGCACCGTGGCGTCGTCTCGAAGGGCTCGCACCGCTTCTTCGAGTGGCGGTTCCGATGCGGGCTCCCCGGACTCGATCAGCGCCCCGGAACGGACCAATGCCCGAGCATCGGAGAACACGCGGTAGAGCCGCTGCCACTCCTCGACCGGACGCGAGCGCGTTGTCACGCCATTCCCGGCCCCGACAACGAGCGCAATCGCTTCACCCAGCGCCTCACTGAGCGCCCGTACCCCACTCATCGGACGAGCCACGGATGCGCGACGAGGTAGTCGTAATGTGTGACCGGGTCCGGCTCCTGACCACACGACTTAGCGGTCCACCGGGCCGCGTTGTGTCGCCAGCCGCCGTCCTTCTTCCGGCGCAGCCATAGGCCGTCGCGCGAACACATGCGTCTCTCCTCCTGTTCACTGAGCGCCCGTACCGACTCTGACTCAGACATGGGTACCTCCCCATTGAGCGGCCATTGCGGCGGCGATGCCTGGAAGGGTCCGGCTGCGTTCCTTCCAGCGGTCAGGGCCGGGACTGGCGTGGTGAACGCGGGGCGTCCGGCCGTCCACGATGTTCGTGGGTTCGAGCTTCGGCAGTCCTTTCAGCCAGAGGCACGTCGCCTTCGTCTCGCCGTGGCCGAACTGCCAGGGCTGGATGATCTGATCCGGCTTGCGCCATGCCGACGACAGGATGCTCACCGGGTTCTCGATTGCGATGCGGGGAATGTCCGCCGCCGCGAGCGCCGCAACGAAACTCAGGGCATCCCGCTGCTCAGGTTGTCGCGATGCAAACCACCGCGCCCCGGACACCGCCAGGAAGGTACAGGGCGGGTGCGCGACCATGAGGTCCCACCCTTCGTAGAGGTGGTAGCGCACGTCCCCGACGATATGCGACCCTGGTCGCTCCGAAGGCAACAGGTCGCAGGAAACCGCGTCATGCCCCGCCGCGATGAACGCATCACGGACGATGCCGGAGAACTCGCACGCCACCAGCACTCTCATCGGGTGAGCGCCCGTACCGACTCTGACTCAGTCATGGGACACTTCCACGTGTTCCGGGTCCTCGTTCGGGTGAACGCGGCCAACGTGTCGGGCGAGGTCGCGGAGGTGCTGCCCGCAAAACGGGCACTCACCGGCCAGGACCTGCCTGCGAAGGCGGGTGACGTGGCCCTTGGTCGTTCGGAGCGATGCCTCCGCCTGGTCGGCACGAGCAAGCGCTGCGGCGGCCTGATCCTCAGCCCGTTTACGGAGACGCTTCTCCTGTTGAGCTTCCGTCTCGCCGAGATAGTGCTGCGAGTGGCCGTTCGGACAGCAGAACGACCGGGAATGGTTCGCCAGCAGCTGAGCGTTGAGGCTGCTCGACAGCCCGAACGGAACGCCACAGTAGCAGCACTCCATGTAGTCGAGCGTCGTGCTATAGGTCAGCGTGCGCGTCATCCAAACACCTCGTAACACTGCGTGCAGCCCGGAACGGGATCGACGTGGACGTGACCCTCGACGGAGGCGAGGTAGGCGCGGAGCTCAGGCCGGTGCGATGTTGCCCAGCCGTCGAGATGATGGTGCCAGCACAGGCTCACGAGGTGGCCCGGATCGGACGGTGCACGCTTGCCCATCCGCCCGTAGCCGTCCTGGATGTGGTCGAGCGTCAGCCGCCCATTGCACAGGTCCAGCGCCCCGAGTTCCGGCGCAACGCAACCCGAGTCCCGCTCGAAGACTTCGATGCGGACGGTTGTGGTGACGGGATCGCGTCTCATAGCGCAGCCTTCCGAGCGTCGCACGCCTTGCGGTCGTTGCACTTATCGACCGCCACGAACTTCCCCTTCGAGGTGCGGTACAGGCCGGGGCTCACGTCGGAGCCTTCGTGTCCGCAGATACGGCACTTCCCCTTCATCTCGGTCGTCATGACTTCCGTCCTGCGTGCGCGGCAACCCACCCACCCGCCTCGAGCGACACGTCTCGGAGGCTTCGCGGCTTGCCGCCCGCCGAATCAGGATCCGAAACGGAGCCCGCGACCGAATCCGATACCGATACGGAAGAGGACTTGGACGTACTTGTACGGACTAGTACGGACGGACATGTACTCCGGTGTCGGGATGCAATCGTCTCCGCCTTGTTGCCACCCTTCACGCCATGACGGGGCAGGGTCGGGACGGTGGCATGGATGCCGCACTCCAGGTACTTGATCCGGCCCATCCCCTCGAGCTCGGCGAGCGCCTTGTCGGTGATCCGCTGTCGATGGGCCTGACCGTCGTATGGGAAGAGCGCGGCGGCGATCTGGCGCGGCTTGCGCTCGAAGTAGCCGGCGTCGTCGCAAAGCGTCCACAGGCCGATGTATACGAGCCGGGTCGGTATGCTCGCAGTTGCCATCAGCTCGTCCGCGAAGAACTCCGGGCGGATCAGGCGGGTGCGGCTCATCGCCACGTCTCTCGACGGACCACGTGGCGGATTGTGATCGGAGCGACACCGTACTCGGCCGCCAGTCGTCGGAGGTCACCGTATCGCCCCGGATAGGACGCACGTATGGCCGTCACGGCTACGTCAGTCAGACGCGCGCCGCCGTGCCTTTCGCCGTGTGCGATCCTACCCTTGGCAGCTGCATCCAGCGCGTTGTCACGGTTCGTGCCACGGAACAGGTGCTCTGGTCGCACGCAATCAGGCGTGTCGCAGTGATGACAGGCGTGTTCACCATCCCGCAACGGCCGGCCGTCTATAGCAAGTGCCACCGCCGTCGCTCGGACGATGCGGTCGTTGAGCGAGAAGCGTCCGTAGGCACCGCCTCCGCTGCGGCTACGACTGCCAGTCCAGCGCCAGCAATCACCCGAGTCATCCACGAACGCACGGAACCGGCGCACGTCCTCACGGGAAAGATCCGAGGCTGTTATCAGCCTTCGTGGAATGGTCATGTCCATGCCTCTACAGAACAGCCCTGAAACCGGGCTAGGCTGCGGGTCCGGCCGAGGTCTGTAGTCCTCGACCGGAACTCCGCCCGCTTGTCGGAGCGAGTCCGACCGCATTCATGGTGCCACTACCGGCAGCGAGGCGCAAGCGGTTTCTACGCCGTTGTGCCGCCTCTCGCCATTGCCGGCGCAGCTTCGTATCGTCCAACCGTGGGCGCCAGGGATCGAGCCGCGGGCGTCCTGATGGTGCCCGTCCGGTGTCGAGCGGTGCCCCGTTGCAGCAGCCCGACTCCCGCATCCGGGACGCGAAGGCGAACGGACAATCCCGGCACGGACGATCCGCTCGCGTTCCCGTCCGAAGCAGTGCGTTCGCCCGCTCCCACAGGATCCGTTCCTCAGGGGTCATGCACGCAGCCTCGAAGGTCATCGTGCGCCTTTTTCGACTTCGACAAGGACGCCGAGGTCGGCGGCTTGCAGGATGAATGCGGCCCACGATCCAAACGCAAACAGGGTCGAGCCGAAGGACGAGCGCCCGGTAACCCCATCATTGCGCACGAACCAGAGGCGGTCGCGGAGAAAGCACACCAGGTCCGCGGCGTCGAAAGCCCGCTGGTACATGCGCGTCTCGGTCCGAGATGGCAGGAGCATGATGCCGTCGCGGTGCTCCAGCATTCGCTCCACGAACGGGACTCCACCGGGGCCAAAGGGCGGGTTCAGCCAAACGTGCCCCTCCCAAGGCTTCGATAGACCGTCGAGGACGGCGGTCCACTTCCGGCGTGCTGGCACGCGGTTGAACAGATCGGTCTCGTCACCGTCTCGGCCCGCGCAGGGATCGAGGTCGAACTCGGGATCACCGAGCGCCGCGAACAGACTCGCTGGGGTGTACCACTCCACCGTCGCCCCGACCGCCGCTTCGTGGACGGTCACGGCGCAGACTTCTCGACAGCGATGGAGATGTCCGGCTCACCGGCAGCCTTGCCGACGAGGAACGAGAGCATCGTGTGTGCCTTGATAGCCTCTGGTGTCATGGTGGGCGGGCCGACGACCACAATGCGTCCCGCCGCCGTCTCCGCCTCGATGAAACGCCACATCTCGCGACGCGGGACCAGGCGGCCTTTCCCGCGGATCACGCCACGTCTCCAAACAGCGTCAATCCCTGACGAGACGCGGCCTCATCCTCGAGGCGTCGGGCGGTCCTGAGAAGCTGGCGGGTGCCGAGTGCCACCTGGACGAGCCTTCTTCGACGAGAGGCCGCGTAGGCCCGGAGCTCGGCGGGGTCGGAGGTCAGCCGCACCCCTTCACCATCTCCGACGATCGGCAATCCGGCCAACCGCAGCTCCGCGATGGCGAACTCCGCATCCCTCCGAGAGACCCCGGCTCTGGTCGCTACCGTGGCGATGGTCTCAGCCTGTTCGGAGAGGACGGCGCGGATTCGGCCAGTGTCGCTCACAGATCACCGAACGGTTCTGCGAACGGATCGCGGTTGCCAAGAAGGCGCATCGCCCATGCCGTGAGCAGCGCGTACCCGGCGAAGGCTGCGGCTGCGATGAGGAGGGCGAGGGCTACGAGTCTCATGTCTGGTTCACCGGCTGATAGCAGCTCGTGCAGCAGGAAAACGACCAGGCGATGGCGGCATGGGGCGTCTGCGGCACCGTGGCGAGGTCAGTACCGCAGCCGAGGCAGTGGTCGACGATCGCCCTCTCTTTGGTATGCGGTACCCGCAGCCAGTAGGTCTTCGTTGACCCGTCCGGCTCAGGCGTCGAGTTCAGCACCTCGACGACACGCATCGGTTCGGGAGCAGTCGCCGCCCAGAGCTTGCCCCAATCATCGGTTCCCACGACCTTCGCCTTGGCGAGGGCCATGTACCGCTCAGCCCCGATCCGCTCGACGAGGGCACGGCGTACCTCGGCGTTCGGCTCATCGCTAATGCGCTTGGCGGTGACGAGTTCGGCTGGTGTCTCGATCGCCTCCTGCGGAACGCGGGTGCCGTGCCAGGACCACACGCCCCAGCCATCGGGGTAGACGATCGCGGGGCCGTCTTCGCAGTGGAGTCGGTTACGTTCGTCGCGGCGGATGCGCAGCGGACGTTCTGTGAGGAGGACCGCGCCGCGGAAGGGCCACCACCAGCCGGCCGACTTCGCAACCTCGCTCAGCCCGTCGAGCGGGTGCGTCAGATCAGACAGGCCGAACCGTGAGAAGGCGTCGTAGTAGCCGAGCCAGCCGGCGTCGTGTTGCCCGTAGACAGCGCGATAGACCTGATCCCAGACCTGACCCCAGACCTGACCCCCGACCTGATCCCCGACCTGACCCCCGACCTGATCCCTGACCTGATCCCAGACCTGATCCCTGACCTGATCCCAGACCTGATCCCTGACCTGACCCCTGACCTGACCCCAGACCTGATCCCCGACCTGATCCCAGACCTGATCCCCGACCTGACCCCCGACCTGATCCCTGACCTGATCCCAGACCTGATCCCCGACCTGATCCCCGACCTGACCCCCGACCTGATCCCTGACCTGATCCCAGACCTGATCCGATCCGTCCTTGGACATTCGTTCGAGGAGCTGTCGGAGGTACTCCGCGCCGACCACGCCCTGCAATGGTGAATCGAGCCACACCACAACCGCGGGTGGCGGGAGGTGCGCGGCGGCGTAAGCCGCCCGCACCCCCGCTAGCGCACGGTCTCGATCCGCTCGGTCCGTCGAAAGCCCGATGCCTAGCCATTCCTCACGGATGGTCGGGAGCATCGCCTCCTGGTCGGGCGTGAGCTTGTCCAGACGCTTCCGGGCGGGCATCGGTCAGTCGACGACTGGCCGGATCGCCATGTCCGAAGTGAACTCACGCCCGACAATGACCCGATACTCGCCCGGAGCGATGGCGATCGCGCCGTGCTCCTCATGGGTGAGCGTTGCACCCGAGCCGACGATGCGGAGGAACCGCTCGTTCTCGGCCGTGGACAGGAGCGTCGCGGTTGGGGCGGCAATCGCGTGCGAGTGGCCGGTGACCTCGCCGTATGCGAGCACGACGCGGCCGTTGTCGCGGGCTACCGTCGTGGTGCCCTCCGGGATCACGTCGACTGGGATGAGGAACACGTCCCCCTGGCGCTGGGGCTGGTTCACGGTGCGGCTCCTTTCGCTATCGGTGCGACTCATGCCGCACTCGGTTCCGGGAATAGTCCATCGATCTCGGCCTGCTCCGTTGGGGTCAGGTCACGGGCTGCATCCACGTCAGGCGGCACGATCAGATCGTTGAGCAGGTCGAACCGCTGCGCGTCGCTGTAGGACTTCGGCTCGATGCCAGGGAACAGGACAGCCCCGCGGGCAACGGCGTCAGGGCCGGAGATCTCAGCCCGCTCGAGCGCGGCGAGGAAGTCGTCTCGGCTGATGCCGGTCTGTGTCTCCACCTCTGCGCGCTTGGCGGCAGCGCGCTCGGCCAAGGATGGTGCGGCTGCGGACTTCGACTCGCCCGCCGTTTCCGGGATGTCCCACCGCTCTTCCATGACTGGCGCGGCGACATCGAACGCCCTGCGGAGGGCCATGACCTCCGCCACCTTCACCGCCATCTCCGGGGCGAACTTCTGGTTGCCACCCGTCGTCGGGTAGCGGCCACCGTAGGTGAACGGGCGGGTCATGTCCTTGCGGTAGACCGAGCAGGACGCCCGCCAGAAGCCATCGCGGATCTCGGGCTCGGTCGTCTCGATGCCGTCGAGCTGCCCGGAGCGGTGCGCGACGTGGAGCAGCCCGTCGCGGGTGATGTAGGGCCGGCCCTCGATCATCACGAGGTGCTTGAGCATCGTGTCGAGCTCGTACTTGGCGGCGATGGCGAGGGCGAGCTCGCGCTGCTCGGGCTGGAGCCGGTCGAAGCCGACCGCCTTCAGGAGCGCGAGTTCGCGGGGGTCGGTTGTGGTGAGCGCCTTCTCAGGCATCTGGTCACTCCTTGTCGCTTACCAGCCGGAACGGGCGGAAGCCGTCCTTGACGCTGGTGTGGATGCCGACGAGCGCGGTTCGCTCAGGCTCGGCGAGTTGTCGGAGCAGTCCGGCCGCCAGATTCTTCCAGTCGGTGTCCTCCCGATCCTTCGTGCGCTTCCAGGTCGCATGCCAGCCGCTGCCCCGCAGGACCGCGGCATCGCCCATCCGGGCCGTGATCGCCGTCTTGAGCGCCTTCTCGGTCTGCTCCAACGACTCGATCTGCGCCCGTGTGTCGAATAGTGCCAGAGCCGCAGCCTCGAGATCAGCGTCTGCCGCAATCTCCGAGCCGTCATCGTTTGGATGGTCGCGGCGTACCCGCGCATCGTCGCGGCCGAAGTCGCCGCCGAACAGGAGCCGCTTGCGGAAGTCCGCAGCGACCGCCACGAGATTGTCGAAGGTGGCCGGATCGAAGGGAACCTCGAACGTCGAGAGGTCATCGTCTCCGAGCAGCACCGCAACGTCTGCCACCGGGTAGCCCGTCACGCCGAGCTGCCACATGACTTGGGCCTCGATGTCCTGCGGCAGACCGTCCGCGAACCGGCTCCGGCTGCCCGACCGCTTGGCCTCTACCAGTCGCTTCTCACCGACGACCCGGAAGTCCGGGGATGCGCCGGCCCATTCGATAGTCGGATGGATGGCAAGCCCCGTCCAGGCGCGCACGCGCTTGCCGGTAGCCTCGGTGTACGCCTCACCGATCAGCGGTTGCAGCGCGGTGCCGGCGCGCATCCGAAGCGAAGACACGGACGGTTCGGACAGCCCGCGCTTCTCGTCGGCCAGATCCGCCTCGCACTTGTACGGGCTGATCCCGAGTAGCACCGGGATGTCCGTGGCGGTCACGAGCTCGCGCCGCGCTGCGAGCCATTCGGGCGAGCCCTGACGAAGCGTCATCGGACGTGCCCCCATAGCCGACCGGCTCGTACACTGCCAATCGTCCCCGTTGAGACGCCGAAGCGGCTCGCGAGTTCAGCCCTAGAAGCGCGCGGCGACTGACGGATCGCTCTGACAGCATCAGTCGTCAGTTTGGCGAGAGGATGCCGCTCGCCTCGGTGATCGACGCTGCGCCCTTTCCGGGAGGCGTCGCGCTGGTTGTCGGTGTTCGTGCCGAGCCAGAGGTGTCGCGGATTCACGCACGGAGGGTTGTCGCAGGTGTGACGGATTTGGAGGCCGACCGGGATTGGCCCATAGGTGAGTTCGTAAGCGACTCGGTGAGCCGCCAGGACTCGCGGCCAATCGTGGAACTGTCCGTAGCCGCCGCGCTTATTGAACCGACTCCTGACCCACGGCCAACAGCCGTCAACGTCAGATGTATCGACACCCGACCAGAACCGCTCCTCCAAGCCGAGGACGCGCCGCGTTCCGCTCATGCCTGAGTCAGGTCCTTGGCGCGCAGATGCTTACGCCACTCCGGTTCCCACCGGACACGATGCTCGGCGCAGAACCGCTGGTCGGGGTAGGCCGGTGCACGCTTGCAGCCTTCTGCTGCGCAGCGGCGGAGGGCTTCGGAAAGGGTCACGCTGCGGGCTCCTTCTCGATCTCCGCGATCAGCGCGTGAGCTGCCGCGCGTTCCTCATCGGTTCGGAAGGCGCGCCATAGGTAGCCAAGCGTCTTCAGAAGGTGCTTGGGCATCGACCAGTCGCCAAACGAGCGGTATTGCCAGTTTGGGTGGTTCCGGCCCGTGGCGATGGCATACGCGCGGGCTCCGCGCTCCCACGAGGGCACCCGAGCCCGTGACCCATGACGTACCTGATGGCAGCCGCGGCAGAGCCACACGACATCGAGGACGTGCGCCTCGTCATAGCCGTTGTGATGGTGCCCCTGAAGCGGCCCCTCAGTCCCGCAGTCCTGGCAGGTCGTCGCCTTCGTCAGGCGTCCGCTCTTGACCGCTCGCGTTACGAGGGAGACGGCACGGGGTCCACCACGTTCGGCGTAGTTCACGCCGCACCTCGCAGGTGTTCGCGCCGGTACCGTTCGACTTCCTCAGAGGTCAGGTACCAGTCGCGCCCGAGCTTCGTCGCCGTGAGCTTGCGCTTGGCGATCTGCTGACGAAGGGTGGACGCGGCAACACCGAGGGTCTTCGCCGCTTCCGGTAGGGTCATCATGTCGCGAGGATCATACGCGCTGCGTGTACGCGCTGTCAATACCCTTTCGTCGCGGAGTGCGCTAGTACCTTCGGGCTAACGCAGGACTGCGACCACGATCATTCCGGTGATCGCCAACATCCCGAGCACCATCGACATGAACCACAGGTCCATGAGCCTTTGGTGGCGTCGCCTGCTCTCGGTGAGTTCGTCCATCGTGCTCAGATGATACGCGCTGTGATGGCATTGGAGATCGCGATCATTCCGGCATCGTTCGGGTGCTCCAGGTCGGCGTTGTAGAGCGGCCCTGACGGTGGCACGGTGTAGCCGCCGAAGATCGGGTTCAGATCGACGTAGGCGAGGTTGCCGTCCGACGCCACCAGCGCGGCGAGACCGGCAACATAGTCGGACCACGGTAGGCCGGGTGTGTCGCTGCCCTGCATCTCCGCGACCAGCAGCACCGAGGGCGTCGGTGAGCTGGCGCCCCGGACGTTGGCAATCAACGTCGTGAGGTTGGCGATGTACGTCGCCACCGAGACGCTCGTGGCCCACTCGTTCCGCCCGAGCATGATGATCGCGAGATCGGGCGAGATGTTCCCGAGCAGGTCGATCCAGTTCGGGAAGGAGCCGTTGATATAGTCGGAGGTCCTGTAGCCCGAGTGCCCGCCTTCCCAGACACGGAACCCCGAGGTCTCCGTCCCGTTGTAAAAGATGATCCCCTCGATCGGCACGTAAGCGGTGTCGGGCGTGATGACGACCGAATGGCTCGCGGCTGAGAGTCCTGTCACGGTCACGAGGCGCCCGCCAAGGACTGTCGCATGGAGCGCGGACACGGTCGTCGGTGCGCCGCCGTCGACTGCGTACTTGAACGATCCGAATGAAGCCCCTGACGGCCCCGTCGTATAGACGATCGAGAAGCCCGTGCAGACTCCAGCGATCGTCATGGATTCGCCGGCGAAGATCACGTTGGTCTTGCGACCCAGCCCCCAATCCGTGTCCGGGTTGGGGTTGACGAGCGTCCACGGCAGGGGATACGTCGGCGGATCCCCCGGTGTCCCGAAGGAGCCTGGTCGGTAGATCGCCGTGTGCCCGCCGTAGTTCGCCTCGAGCGCGGCTGCGAGCTTGTCGACCCACGTATTCGCCGAGGTCGTTGCCTGGTAGCCCTCGGTGATCGAATCGCCAATACAGACGATGTCCACCGGCGACGATGCCTTCGTCACGACGGCCGCGCGCCATTGCGTGAGGCCGGGGAGCGTGAACGGTCCGCCACCTCCCGCAGCGAGAAGCAGTCGCCGCCCGAGCACTAGGTGGCGACGTAGCGGTAGGAGATGGTCGTCTGCGTGTAGAGGGTTCCGGGCGTGCCGGTCTTCGTCCAGAGGACACCCACCAGGAAATTAGAGGTTCCGAGGAGCGCCGCGACCGACGTTGCCGTCGATTGGCGGTACGTGTCAGAGGCTCCCGAGTTGATGTTGACCGTGTCGATCGTGGTGTTGCCGGGGGTCGAGGCCACCACGCCCACCCACTTGTGCGAGCCCGAGAGCGCAGTTCCGCCGTTGACGTAGAACCATGTCTGTGACGACACCATCCAGATGTCGGAGCCGGCCCACACCGGAGATGGGGCCCGCCACGTCTGGACGCTCTGCGTCGCGCTGATCGGGGTGAACGCATCCTGGTTGGTGAGCATCATCTGGTTCAGCTGCACCGACAGCCACCGCGTTCCGTCGTAGTAGAACTCCATACCCAGATCGGTTCGCCAGTAGCGGTCGCCGGTGAGCTTCGAGCCTGGAAACGAGGTACCGGAGTTCCACGCCACGGCCCCGTTGATGACCGAGTACGCCGCGCCCGCTGCACCAACTGCAAGGCGCCCCGGTGTACCCAACGAGCCGCCCACGATGGTGTCCTGCGCGGTCGTCATGGGGTTCGTCAACGCCGCGCCTGCGAGGTCCACCGGGTAGATGACCGCGTCAGGCGTCGCGCCCGACGACAGGAAGCGCATGAACGTCCCGACGGCGCGCGTTGCGCCTACGTCCGCAGCCTGCTTCGCCACGGTGTGCGTCGCACCGAAGTCGAGTCGTGTCACCGAACCCGACGTGTTGACGAGCGACGTGTAGCCGAGGGTGCGGATGCGGCCAATGCCGTTCGAGGCGATCGTCTCCTGCGCCACCCCTGCCGCCAGAAGCGAGGCGGCGGAGGTCGTCGTGGTGAACGAATCGTTGGTCGTGCTGTCGTAGATGACAACATCACCGAGGACCACCTGACCGCCCGACTTGTTGGTCATCGGGACATCGACCGCTCGGCCGTAGGAATTCGCTGCCATCAGATCCTCACAAGGCTACGTAGATGTCGGCGGTGGTGACTCCCGCCGCGGTGAGATAGCAGTTCGTGCCGTCAGCCGGAGCGGATTCGTAGATGAACGACACGCCGCGTGGCACGACGATGACCACCGTTGGCGTCCCGGCGAGGCCGTGCGCGATCGAAGTCTGGGTGATCTGCACCGCCTGCGCGGTGAGCTTCGTCAGGCCTGCTCCGGCGTGGGTATGCGGCACCTGCGCGATCGGCACGGTGTTCGTCCCGGTCAGCGCACCAGCCAATGACGCGAGGCGTTCGTTCGGCGTTGGCATCAGGCGACCGCCGCGACGAGATCCACGGTGATGTTCGCAGTCCCAGAGGCCGGGGCGGTGTCGAAGGTGAGCACGGTCAGCATCGCACCTGAGAGGGTAGCGCCAACCCGGACCCCAGCGACATAGGCCGCGTAGGAGTAGGCATCGAACGCCGCGGCGGGCAACTCGAATACCGTGGTCGAGCCGTCGCCGTTGAAGGCAAGGTTGTCGATGTGCTCGTGGTCGGTAGTCCCAACCCCAGATGGGATGTCTGCTGCCACGAGCGCCCGGAAGGTGGGCTGCGCCGCGCTCCCCGACGTTGGCCCGGCCCATACCGTGTTCGCGGTTTCGTTGGCCTTCGTGATCGCGAGGGTGCCCGCTCCGGTGATCGGGGACCCGGACACGCTGAACTCCGCGGGCGCGGTGAGGGCCACGGAGGTCACGCTGGTCCCGATCCACGTCGCGATCCAGTTCGCCCCGCCGTCGATCGTCTCTAGCACGACCCGTTGCGTTGTCCCGAGCGTCGTGGTGTGCGTGCCCTGTTCGGTCACGGACCCCGGCCAGGTCACCGTCCAGCCGCCCGTCCCGTCCTCGGTCAGCCAGAACTCCAAGGTGCACGCCCCGGACCCTGACGGAGCATTCAGCGTGAATGTGCAGTTGGCGTTCAGCGTGCCCGTGTGGACGTTGCCATCGGTCGGATCGAAGGTTTCCGTGGAGCCCATCGAGCCGTGGGCCTTGATGACATCCTGCCCGCCCTCGATCGCCAGCTCGTAGGTGCCGGCGGGGACGACCGCGGACGATGCCCCAATGACCCGCCACCGTGCGGAAGTCAGGTCGTATTCGAGGACGACTGCACCGTCCGCCGGGATGGTCAGGTCGGTGTCGCCCGGACAAAGGAACCGGTTCGCCGCCGTCGAGGTCGTGTTGTGCTTGAGAACGAGGCTCTGCGCTCCGACGTTCTCCAGGATGGCGAGGCGCTCCGAGGTCGGCGCGACGATGCCGGTCAGGTTTCGCGAGGCATCGGTTGAGGCCCGGACGATTGTCGCGGTGGACAGCGGAGCGGAGCTGGTGGCATCGACCGGAGCCCAGTTGTCGGTATTCGCGACGAGTTGCGCCGGGGTGATGACGGTCATCGCGAGGAAGCCGACCTCGCCGAGGATCTGCGCCACTCCATCGCCGAGGTCGGTCACGGTGAGGCCGGCGAGCTGGATCGTCTGGACGCCATCGACCGCCGTCAGCGACGCGTCGATGAAGTCCACGCCCGGTGTCCCGGCCCGGAGCGCGCCGACGTGACCGGCGATGATCCCGGCGGGGTAGAGCGGGCTGATGTTGTCGGTCTTCACGCCAGCACCACCGCGAGGCCCGCCCAGTTGTGGGTGTAGGTGTCCGTGATCGTCGCTGCCAGTGCCGCGCCGGTCGTGGTCGTATGCCCGATCCACGATTCCAATGGTGCGGGTTGGTTGAAGGCGATCGAGTTGGAGTTGCCCGCCCAGACGGCCCCGAAGCCGTCCGCGTGGAGATCCCGGACCCACACGCCGGGATTGAGAACCACGAGCGGGCTCACCGGATCAGCCGCTCCAGCGCCGAGCCCGAGGATGAGCAGCGCGATCTTGCCCGACGCGGGAGTGCCGAGGCTCCCGAGCGCGTAGGTCGATGCGAAGGTCTGCTGGTCTTGGTGGACGAACGTCGCCCCGGCGATCGTCGCGCCGGAGACCTCATAGCAGACCCCCGCCGTGTATTCGTCGAGTTTGCAGCCCTGTTCGGTGCTATCGGCGGTCTTGTACCAGAGCTTCATGCCGTTGAGGTAGGCGCGGGGGTCGTCCCACACGACGCGGGTCGCGCCCGGCGTCCCGTCGGTCCACGCTCCCGCGCCCCAACGGTCATAGGCGACATCGGTGTTCGGGGTGTTCGGCCCTGTCCCTGCTCCCGCTAGGTCACGCTTGCCAGCGATCCAGACGAGCAGGTTGCCGGGAGTAACGGGGTTCGGGAACGTCGAGGTCCCACCTCCGGCTCCGGTTGCGAGGACTGCGGTCTGGACGATCCCGGCGACGGTCTGCGCGGCTTCCTGCGGGCTGAGCTCGAGCTGGAGGGTGTACCGCTGATCCGTCTCCACGGGCTGGCCCGGACTCCGTGACAACACCCGGCACCACGTATACGAGGTGTATCCCGGAAGGTGACTGAACTTCACCTGGATGCGGTGGCCGGCGCGGATGAGGTTCACCGAAGCCGCAGGAACCTCGACCGAACACGAGATCCGGTCTTCCTCGGTGTGGTGTTGCCACAGGAAGTTATCCGCGATCAGCGAGGCTTTCCCTGACGACTTGACGTTGGAGTTCGGCGCTTCCACGTCCCGCGAGCCGTAGGTCGCAACCGTCGCAGAGCGAGTCCGGTACACCGCGCCCTTGGAGTACGGGAGATACACCCCGGAGCCGAGGTCATCGGGCTTCCGGGTGAGCTTCCCGTCCGTGGTCCCGAACACCGTCGAGCCGTCGATGTCCGCGAGGACGTTGGAGAGTTTGACCGTCGAGGTGTACGCCGTGGAGACGTTCGCGTCGTCGAAGAACAGCGAGGCGATGACGGTCTTGGTCTCGTCGGGGTAGACGAACGCAAACCAGTTCGAGGCGAGCTCGCAGTCGTTGATGACGTTCACCGGACGCTGGCCGCGGTAGTCGCACGCCTCCATGCCGAAGGCTGCTGCACTTGCCACCAGACCGTTGTCCGCGACCAGTCCCGTGAGGTACGCGGAGCCCAAGATCCACGAGAGTCGCGCTGCAACGGTCTCCGCTGGCCGCTTGCCATCGGTGCCGGTGATGACCAGGAACCCCAGAAGCGCGTTGAGGTCGAACAGCGTGACGTTGATCTGGTTCGCGAGCGTCGTTCGAAGGGAGGGACGCGTCGAATCGCCCCGTTCGTACTCCCGTGCCCCGATGATCCCGGTGAACACCCGCTGGTTCCCGGACGCCGCGGCGCCCTCATCGCACGTGAACACCTGGTGGCCGATGATCTGGTCAGACGAATGCCCGACCGTGCCGGACGGGTTGTCGATAACCACGCTCGAGGTTCCCACAGCGCAGTGCTCAGCGAGTTCGGTGAGGCCGGGGATCTGGCCGAGCCTGATGGCAGACGTGCCGAGATCGACGGAGAACGTCGAGGTTGCCCCGAAGGCGTTGACGTACTTGTAGGTAGCGGTCATCCGATACCGGACCCGATGAGCGCACCCTTCATCCCGGTCGAATACATCGAGAACGTCCTGACCGCGTTGGCGTAGGTGTTGATCGAGACGCTGGTCTTGGCAATGACAGTGACCGCGAGCTTCTGGGCTGCGATGGCGCGGGTGATCGCGGACTTCTCGTGATCGATCGCCGTCGCGGTCTTCGACCCAGCCGTGACCGATGCGATGCGGTTCGCCTCGATCCGGTCGCGGAGGACATTGAAGTTGTGCTCCTGCGCCTTACTGATCTTCGCCGGCAACGGCTGGAGGTTCCGTTCGCTGTCCTTCTGCGCCTTATCGAACGCGCCCTTCAACGCGGCGATGAGGCTCTCGGTGGCTGTCTTGGAGCCGTCAGCGTTCAGCTCGTAGAGCGCCCGCTGGAATGGGTTGAGGCTGTCGATTCCGGCCTGGATGCCGGCGAGTGCCTGACCGATCTTCCCCGCATCCCCGGTCGCGATGACCCCCTGGACGCCCGCGTTGTTCTGGTTTTGCTGCTTCTGAATGTCGGGAAGGACGATGTTGTTCTGAACAACGTCCAGCGTCCCGACCAGGGCCGCCGCGGAGGCGATGACACCGGCGAGCCATATCGGCGACAGTCCACCCCCCGGACCGCCGCCGCCCCC